CCATACCAAGAGCGAATTCGCTTCGCACCTGTTTCCTGCGTATCTATTAGGCAAGAACCCTAAGCTCAAGATTATTGAGGCGACGCACACGGCGGATTTGGCAATTAATTTCGGGCGCAAGGTGCGGGATTTGATTGATACCGAGGAATACACGGAAGTGTTTCCGCGCACAGAGCTGAAAGCTGACTCCCGTAGTGCCGGTAAATGGCTGACTTCGCAGGGGGGTGAGTATTACGCTTCGGGTATTGGGGGCGCGTTGGCCGGACGGGGTGCGGATTTGTTCATTATTGACGATCCCCACTCCGAGCAAGACGCCTTTTCCGACAAAGCGTTGGACGAAGCCTACGAATGGTTTATGGCTGGCCCCCGACAACGGTTGCAGCCGGGAGGGGCCATTGTCATTGTGATGACGCGGTGGTCTAAGAAGGACTTAACCGGCAAGCTGACCCGCAAGATGAGTCAAACCGAAGCCGCCGATCAGTGGGAATTGATCGAATTTCCGGCAATTTTGCCCTCGGGTAAGTCCCTCTGGCCCGAATACTGGAAGATAGGGGAGCTTGAGTCCATTAAGGCGTCGGTGCCGCCCTCTAAATGGGCCGCACAGTATATGCAGCGGCCTACGGGTGAGGGAATTTCTATCATTCCGAAGACGTGGTTCAATGTATGGCCTGACGAAAAGCCCCCGGAATGCAATTATTTAATTCAAAGTTACGATACCGCGTTTTTGAAAACCGAGCGTTCTGACTTTACCGCGATTACCACGTGGGGAGTCTTCCATCCTGAAGGTAAAATTGAGGATCAGGTGTACGGGGGTCAGGAGGCCCACCTGATTTTGCTGGATTGCGTTAAGGAACGGTTGGATTTCCCGGAATTAAAGCGCGAAGCCATCCGGTTATACGAGCATTGGAAACCGGATACGGTGATTATTGAGACGAAGGCTTCGGGGATTCCCTTAACGCAGGAATTACGGCGGTTAGGCATCCCGATTAACACGTTTTCGCCGAATCGGGGCCAAGATAAGATCGCAAGGTTGAATTCGGTGAGTCCGATTTTCCAGGATGGCAAGGTCTGGGTGCCAGAAAACCGTTGGGCCGAGGAGCTGATGGAAGAAATCTCGGACTTCCCTAACGGAGAGCATGACGATTTGGTAGACGCCACCAGTTTGGCGCTGATGCGCTTTCGTACCGGGGGCTTTTTGAAATTAGCGTCCGATTGGGATGACGAAGAAGAGTATTATCCTAAGATTCGCCAATACTACTGATTTATTCTTAGGGTAAACAGGGGTATCTTTCCCGCCTATGGCAACACCACCCGGCTTTCTCGACGAAGCACCCGTCGAAATTGAGCTTCAGGAAGATATTATTGGGCCAGAGGGCATCGATGTGTTCTTCAACCGTAATGGGGAGGGGACCATCGGCTTTGATCCGGAAGAAGAACCCCAGATCAACTTTGGTGAGAACATTGCCGAGTACCTTGAGGATAGAATCCTCAGTCAAATTGCCTCCAAGCTAATTCATTATTACCGCGATGACCTAGATTCCCGCGACGATTGGTACGAAGCCTTCAAAAAGGGCCTCGATCTGTTGGGAATCAAGTCCGATAACCGGAGTGAGCCGTTTCAAGGGGCCAGCGGGGTGTATCACCCCCTGTTAGCGGAGGCGGTCACGCATTTTCAGGCGCAAGCCTACAAAGAATTGCTGCCTGCGGGTGGTCCAGTCGATACGCAAGTCATGGGTACCATGACCGATCCGAAAATGGACCAGGCCAACCGCGTCAAGAACTTCATGAACTTCCAGTTGACCTACAAAATGGAAGAGTACGACCCAGAGATGGATCAATTGCTCTTTTATTTGCCGTTAGCCGGTTCAGCGTTCAAGAAAAGTTACTATGACCCCGCGTTAGGCCGCGCTGTTTCCCGTTTTATCAAGGCTGAGGACTTGGTTGTGCCGTATGGCACCACGGATTTGGTGACCAGTCCCAGAATTACCCACGTTATCAAAATGACGGAGAACGATCTGCGGAAATTGCAGCTTTCGGGCTTCTATTTAGACGTGGATCTGTCGCCCCCTTCTATGTTGGATGATTCACCGACTCAAGAAAAAATTGATGAGCTGGATGGCACCAGTTCCCCGCCCCAAGAAGAGGAATACACCCTTCTTGAGGTGCATGTAGAGCTAGATATTGAAGGATTAGAGGATACAAACCCGCAGGGAGAGCAAACGGGGCTGGCGCTACCTTATATTGTGACCGTTTGCCAGGATAGCCACCAAGTTTTGGCGATTCGGCAAAATTACAAAGAAGATGACCCGATGCGTAAGAAGATTGAGCACTTTACGCATTTTAAATTTCTGCCGGGGCTTGGATTTTACGGATTTGGGCTGATCCACATGATCGGTGGGGTGACTAAGTCAGCGACTGCGATATTACGACAGTTAATTGACGCAGGAACGCTTTCGAACCTCCCGGCTGGCTTCAAATCTCGGGGTTTGAATATTCAACGCACCGATGATCCGATTCAACCCGGAGAATGGCGCGATGTAGACACCCCCGGCGGCACGATTCGTGATTCATTTTTACCGTTACCCTATAAAGAGCCGAGTGGGACACTGTCTACGTTGTTGGGGCTATTGGTGGAATCCGGTCAACGCTTTGCTTCGGTATTAGACACGACTGGGTCCGATGCTAACCAAAATGCCCCAGTAGGTACCACGGTAGCCATGGTAGAGAAGGGCCAGAAGGTCATTTCGGGAATTCATAAGCGGTTGCACTACGCTCAGCGCACTGAGTTCAAGATTTTGAAGCGCGTCTTCGGAGAAACGCTTCCACCAGAGTATCCGTACCAAGTTCAGGGTGCCCAGCAGACGGTCTTCCGTGAAGACTTCAGTAATCAGGTAGACGTGATCCCGATTTCGGATCCTAACATCTTTAGCACCACGCAGCGCATTATTTTGGCGCAAACGCAACTTCAGATGGCTCAAAGTGCACCCCAACTGCATAATATGAAAGAAGCCTTCCGAAAAATGTATTTGGCGCTAAATATCCGGGATATTGAAGACGTATTGCTCCCTGATGCGCCGCCACCGCCTAAAGATCCGGTTCAAGAGAACCAAGACTCGTTAATGAACGTTCCGTTGCAAGCATTTATCCAACAGAACCATGATGCGCATATTCAGGCCCATATGGCGTTTTCTCAGAACCCAAATACGCAACAAAACCCACAAGCGATGCCTGCGCTGCAAGCGCACATCCAACAGCACCAAGCCTTGAAATATCGCATCCAAGTTGAGCAAATTTTGGCACAACAAGGTATGCAGCTGCCGCAACCGGGACCAGATGGCCAATTACCGCAATTACCGCCCGAAGCCGAGAGCCAAATCGCTATGGCGGCAGCACAAGCGACTCAACAGATCACTGGCCAAGATCAGGCGTTGGCAGCGGCTATGGCAACCCCCGATCCGCAGCGTGAAATGTTTGATCAGCAAATGCAGCTTGAATACGAGAAAATCAATCAAAAACAAGAAGATAGTAAACTTAAGGCCGAAGTTGACCTTGAGAAGATGGAATCCGACGAACGGCGCGAAGATTTGCGTACAGCGGCTGATTTACAAGAAGCTGAGATGAAGCATCAGGAAGAAGTGGATAGGGACTTTATTGAAATAGCAAAAATGGCAAGAGAGACCCGAGAGGATTAAATATGCCCAAAGTTGGTAAAAAACACTACCCCTATACGGCCAAGGGGAAAGCGGCGGCAAAAGCGGCGGCTAAACGTAAAGGGAAGAAGGTTTCCTATGGTAAAGGCTATAAGAAAGGTGGCGCAGTAAAAGGGAGCGGTAAAAGGAAATAATGGCCAAGAAGTGGATTAAAAAAGCCATTAAGAAACCCGGAGCGTTACGCAAGACGTTAGGGGTGAAAAAGGGTGAAAAAATCCCGGCTGCCAAACTTAAGGCCGCTGCAAAGAAGAAAGGGAAGACGGGACAACGGGCAAGACTAGCTATTACGTTGGGTAAAATGAATAAAGGCAAGAGGAAGAAAAAGTGAAAGATTGGAACAAAGAATTAACTAAATACCCGAAACCTGGAAAGCAGAAGGCGGGTGTTTCAGTTAAAGCGTTGTCAGCTTCAGGAGAAGGTTTAGCGCAGCAAAAGAGCGTTAAGGCTGGAACTATTATTCCTGATGGTGGTGAAAAAGCCTCTGTAAAAGGAGGAGGCGCAGCAACCAAAGGATTGCTCTGGTATCGCTATATCAAGTAATTATGGACTTTTTGCAATATTCGGAGTTTCTACTCCGCAAAATACGGGAACGTCAACAGACGTTGTCGCGAACACTTTCTACGGGAAGTGCACAAGACTATGCTCAGTACCAACGATTAGTTGGGGAGATCTCAGGTTTGAACTTCACTGAGCAAGAAATCGTAAACCTGCATGCAAACTTGGAAGATGACGACAATGAGTGACCCTGTTCCAGAACGTGTTCTAAATTTTGGGTCTTCGGAGGAAGAAGAACCTCAGATTACCCCAGATAACTTAGAGAACCACGCAAGTAAATTGCCCCGGCCTACGGGGTACAGGATATTAATCCTGCCATTCAAGCCAAATGCCACCACTAAAGGTGGGATTATGCTTGCCAAGCAGACGATGGAAAAAGAACAATTAGCCACGATCGTAGGTTTAGTTGTATCTTTAGGCCCCGATGCTTACAAAGACCCGGACAAATTTGCCGAAGGCCCTTGGTGTCAAGAGGGTGATTGGGTGATATTTGGCCGCTACGCAGGCGCAAGGTTTCGCATTGAAGGAGGCGATATGCGTCTTCTTAATGATGATGAGATTCTTGCTGTCATTGACGACCCAGAAGAAATTCTGCACGGATAAGGTGAGAGTACCCCATGGCTGAACAAGATATTGAATTGGTGCTTCCGGAAGGAGAAGTCGATATTCATGAAGCAGACGTGATTCAGGAAAAAGCTGAGGATCAAGATTTTAGTGCTGCTTCATCGGAGGAAGTTGTAGAAACTCCCGCTGAGGAGTTAGATGATTATAGTGAGAAAGTTAAAAAACGAATTGATAAGCTCACGTATCAAATGCGCGAAGCCGAACGTCAACGCGACGAGGCTGTTGACTATGCGCAAAAAATACAGGACCAAAATGGTTCGTTGCAACAAAAACTGCGTTCTTCTGATTCCACGTTGGTTAATGAATATGAGGCGCGTGTTAATTCCGAAACGGAGCGAGCGCGTAAGGCTTTAAAGGAAGCGCAAGAGCTAGGGGATGCAGAAGCTATTGCCTTGGCTACTGAAGCCGTTGCTAAAACTTCTGTGGAAGCGCAGAATGTGCAACGTTTACAAGCTCAGCAAAAGTCGAATGTTCGAAGACCGCTACGGAGACCACAACCAAGGCCAAGTGCGCCAGCACCAGAGGCTGCACCTCCAGATCCAAGAGCGGAAGACTGGGCTGAAAAGAATTCATGGTTTGGGACTGATCGAGGTATGACTTTTGCCGCTTTTGGTGTGCATCAGGAATTGCTCAACGATAATGTTGATCCAAGTTCTGACGAGTATTACCGAAGGATTGACGAAAGGATGAGGGATTATTTTCCTCAAAAATTCGATGAGCCAAAAAACGTGCAACAGGTAGCGGGTTCTAGCCGAGGTGCTGGAACTACTAAGCCGGGTTCACGCAAAGTAAAGTTAAGCCCTTCGCAAGTTGCTATTGCACAACGCTTAGGGGTCCCTTTAGAAGACTATGCAAAATACGCAAGTTAGGAGTTAAATATGCCAGATCGTGACTCCAGATCTGCTAATTCACGAGAGGTTAGCTCTCGCCGTAAACCATGGCAACCGCCATCTATGTTAGACGCCCCTGAAGCACCCCCAGGATATCAACATCGCTGGATTCGTGCTGAAGTCCGAGGACACGATGACCGAGCGAACATGTCAAAACGTGTTCGTGAAGGATTCGAACTCGTAAGAGCAGAGGAATATCCCGATTTCGAAGCTCCTACGGTTGAGGACGGCAAGCATGCAGGCGTAATAGGTGTAGGTGGCTTGGTGCTCGCACGTATTCCGGAGGAGACCGTTGAAGAACGGAATTCTTATTTTCAACTCCAAACAGCTGAACAGATGCAAGGGGTTGATAACGATTACATGCGAGAAAGTGATCCAACGATGCCGTTGCGACGTGGGGACGTTGAACGAACATCGAAGGTGGAATTTGGCGGTCAGGCTCGTCCTGACGATTCTGAAACCTAATTTGCTTAAAGAGGTTTGTAATGGCAAACACAGATAAGCCGAACGGGTTCACGCCTGCTTATAGTCTCTACGGAGGGACTATAAATGCAGCTCGTCTTGAATTAGCTAGTGCTTACGACACCCTCATCTGTAGTGGTGACGTAGTGAAACTTAATTCCGGGCGGGTAGAACAAGCTGGAGCTACGGATACCCCCTGCGGGGTTTTTTACGGTGTGGAATACACCGCAACGGACGGTAGCGCAGTTTGGGCTAATCAGTGGACTGCAGATACGGCAACATTAGGGAGTGCTAACGCTATTGCCTATGTATATACAGATCCTGCGATCGTATATGAGGCACAGTTTACGGGCACACCTACTATAGCTGCTATAGGTGCAAAACATACTTTGTCAACAACTGCGGGCAGTACGCTAAATGGGCGTTCAAAGGAAGGCGTCACCACGACGACTTCTTCGGGAATTGCGTTGTGCGTAGGCTTTGTTCAAGAGCCTAGCAACTCAATTGGTCAGTATGCGCGAGCATTCTTCACCTTCCCAACTAGCGTCTTCGCGGTTTAAAGGAGAGTAATAAATGGCTATTAACCGAGCGCAACTCGTAAAAGAGCTGGTTCCGGGCCTGCATGCTCTCTTCGGACTTGAGTATGACAGGTATGCCAATGAGCACGAGGATATCTTCGATACGGAAAACTCGGAACGAGCGTATGAAGAAGAAGTCATGCTCACTGGCTTTGGTGAAGCCCCAGTGAAAAGTGAAGGCACCGCTGTCGTTTACGACACGGCGCAAGAAGCTTGGACGGCACGATATGTCAATGAGACTATCGCAATGGCGTTTTCTCTAACCGAGGAAGCCATTGAGGATAATCTGTATGACACGTTGTCCTCCCGGTACACTAAGGCACTGGCGCGATCCATGGTGCAAACGAAGCAGATCAAGGGCGCAAACATATTGAACAATGCGTTTGCCTCGGGTCTTGGTGGTGATGGCGTCTACCTATGTAGCGCATCGCATCCCACTGTTGAAAACGTGAATCTCAGTAATATCCTAAGCACGGCTTCGGATTTAAATGAGACCTCGTTGGAACAGGCTTTGATTGATATTGCAGGCTTTAAGGATGAACGAGGACTGAGAATCAACGCTCAGGCCACGCGCATGATTATTCCGTCTGCACTGCAATTCGTTGCAGATCGTCTCTTGGAATCTCCCGGTCGTACAGGAACGGCAGATAATGACATTAATGCTGCGCGGAACATGGGAATGGTCCCGCAGGGTTATGCTGTTAACCACTTCCTGACGGACACCGACGCATGGTTCCTGAAGACGGATGTTCCTAATGGTCTTAAGCATTTCGTTCGCACGTCTGTGTCGACGAATATGGAAGGTGACTTCGAAACCGGAAATGTTCGTTACAAAGCGCGTGAGCGGTATAGCTTTGGCTGGAGTGATTGGAGAGGTATCTTCGGTACTCCTGGGGCATAATGAGAAAAAGGGTGGCCTGTGAGGGCCACCCTCTTTTCAGATTCTGGGAAAAACAGCCCTAGCGACTGACCCAGCAGACGCTTACGAAGACTCTAGGGCAAATCCTTTCGTAAGGAGGTAACGAAGTGGCTCAGACTACTTTTTCAGGTCCGGTTCGATCTCTCGGCGGTTTCATCAGTGCAGGCTCGACGAGTTTTGTTAGTT